AGGGGGTAGCGCAGCGTGGACAGGTCCACGCCGTCGAGGCTGGCACTCAGCATTGGTGGGAACAACTTCAAGATGCGTCCTCCAGGATGGCCCTGATTTGACCCACCGCAATGAGCGAGTCTTGGTGGTTGATACTGACCGTCCTCATCCCAGCCGCCTCTGCCTTGGCACGGAGCCGCTCGATGGTGACGTACTTGTCCTTGGTGTTCTCAGGGTTGAACTTGGTCTTGGTACCCTGCGCCTCCCGGCGTTTGACGATCCGATCCAGGCAGGTCAGGATGGGAGTATCCATGAACGCCAGAATGTAGTCGTCCCCAAGTCGAGACAGGTGCTTGCCCACGCCGCCTTGATAGGTGGAGAGCAGCAAACCTTCGAACAGCACATGGCAGTCGTTGTCCACGTAGTAGGCGTCAATGAGCTCGATGATCTTCTCTGCGTTGGACGAGAACGTGTCCATGCCCCCGCAGTTGGCCTGGTACGAGCCCAAGATGGCCAACGGTGCGCTGATGTCGGGGAGGGCACACACGTAAGCCTCAGGCTTGTTCTGCCCAGAGGGGGTGATGGTCGTCACGTTGAAGGACGCCGCCATGAGGGCACGGGCCACGGTGGTCTTGCCGGCCCCGGAGCACCCATGGAGCTTGATTACCTTAGTCATGTGGCGGCTCCGTCCAGTCAGTCTCGACCATTTCCTCGGGGGCAGTCTCCAACTTCTGGAGCATGACCCGGATGCTCGGGGCGATCTTGAACCTGCTGACGTACTCGTCGCACATGTCCATGCCGTAGAACAACAGCCAGCTGTAGTTCTTGAAGTCCGATCCAGCCCACTTGCTCAGAGGGTGGTCGGGAGCGTGGGGCGACAGGATGTCGAGCCGCTTGGGCTGCTCGCTGGCGTGCCACACGTTCGACAGGTGCTGGGCGATGCGGACAGGGCCGACGATCAGCCACATGTCCTCCATGCCCTTGACTGCCGTCTGCGTGTCTTTGTCCACGAACGGTAGATCCATCTCATTCATCGTGCTCTTCCTTGTAATGAACAGCCATCGTCTTCAGGGCCTCATTCAGCTTGGTCTGAGTGAAGTCCTTCTGCCCCAGCCGCTCGATGACGACAGCGTCCAGGGTGTCCTTCGCCACAATGTGGTGGCAAATCACTATCGGGCTCGGTTGGCCTTGGCGCCAAATCCGGGCTATCGCTTGCTGGTACAACTCCAAGTCCCAGGTGATCCCGTACCAGCAGATGTCGTGGCATACCTCCTGGAGGTTGAGACCGTGCCCCATTGACCTCGGGTGCCCCATCAGAATGGGTACCTCACCCCGGTTGAACTCCGCGATGGTCTTGAGGACATCCTTGGACTCCCCGATGTTGACCGCCCCAGGGAGGACTGCCTGGATCATCCTGGCGTCCTCGATGAACTCGTAGGCAATGAGGAGAGGCCTGCCCTGAAGCTCGTCCACCAGGTTCAGAAGCTCGTCCAGCTTGTGGCCGTGGACCGGGAGGGCCACATGATCCTCGTTGTAGATGAACCCATTGGCGATCTGACGGCACTTGGTCCCGAGCGCCGCTGAGGTGAAGGCCACGACTGTCTCGTCTGCGACCTTCAGCAGGAAGTTCTTCTCCATTTCCTTGTACATAGACATGTACTTCGGAGCCAGGGTGACCTCCCTGTAGACGTTCAACAGCTCCGGCATCTCAATGTGGTCCTTGGCCATAAGCCTCATGACCTTGCCCGCGATGCGCTTGTAGATGACCTCCGACATCCCTGGAGCCATCACCCAGCTGTAGCCGTCATAGGACTGTCGCATGAACTCCATCCGGAAGTGCGTGATGTACCTCCCCAGGCTGACGCCCATGTCGACGACGTACATCTGGCCGAACAGGTCTTGGAGCCCATTCGGGGCGGGCGTCCCAGTGAGGATGATCCGCCTCTTGAACATGTGCAGGAACTTCTTGAGGTACTTGAACCGCTTCGTCGATGGGTCCTTGAACTTGGTCGACTCGTCCACGACCAACATGTCGAGGTCTACGTGCTCCCAGGGGTCGAGGGCAAGCACCTTCTCCAATGACTCCGGGTTGATGACGTAGATGTCGAACTGCTTCTTGAGCAGCTCGATGCGAGTGAACTCGTCCCGCTCCGTCAGGTCGCAGACGGTGATGTCGTTGAAGTCCGTCCACTTCTTGGCCTCCACCGGCCAGACGGTCTTGGCTACCCGCAGAGGGGCGACGACCAGGGCGTGAGTCACATGCCCGCCCTCCTTGAGCAGTTGGAACCCTGCCAAGGTGGTCGAGGTCTTGCCCAGTCCCGGATCGAGCAGGAGTCCCCCATGGGGCTCCCGGACCAGGAACTCAAGCGAGGTTAGCTGATAGGGCCTTGGGGTCCAGGGGATTGGGGCGTTCATAGGGGGTCAATGGCACTGGTTTGAGGAATTCAAGGAACAGAGGGGCGCTCTTGAGCTGCTTGCGACGGTCCAGCAGGTCTTGGCCAACTGCGTAGTCGCCGTTGTACCAACCACGTAGGGCGCAGAGCATGGTCTCGGCTTCAGACAGGCCGCACTGTCTATTGGGAAGCCCCGGAGCAGTGAACCGGGTCAAGAATCGAGTCATAGCACTGAGGACGCCCAATAGCGGTACATCTGGCCATAGCAAGGTTGCGCCCTTCTTGGCCTCGTCCGGCATGTGTCTCACAGCCTCGTGCATCTCCAGCTTGACGGGCCTGCCGAGCACCCGATCCTGGTAGTCCATGACCTTCCACACGAAGTAGGGGCCATAGCCGCAGCCGTGGAACTTGTCTTGGAACTTCTTGACCAAGGCCGTGTAGTTGGGCGCCCACGCTTCCTCAAGGAACACGCTGGGACTGCCGATCTTCTCGCAGTTTGCCACGTACTTCCTGCCGATGTCCCCTCTGGAGTGACGTCTGTTCGTTCCACGTGGGAAGTGGTCATAGTTGGAAATGACGTAGTCCCAGAACGAGCCCTCACTCGTGAGGTCTGCGGCGTGACAAGCCCCGCCAACGTCATAGAACGTGAGCAAGTGGGTGACGAACCGGGCCGTCCACAAATCGTTCCTGGCCTTATTGGCCGCCACTGTGAAGTCGTACAAGGGGTCCAAGTCCCCCGTCAAGATCACGGCTTCGCAGAGCTCACGCCAGTTTGTTATCAGCATGATCCCTCCACTTCCTGAGTTGGGCCTTGCCGCGCTGAACGTCGTCGATCACCTCCACCTCGAAGCCTGCCCGGATCAAGAGGCTATGCATGTGGATCTGAAGAGGGGTGGCCTTCTCTCCAGCTGCCTTGAACTCGATGAAGAAGGCTCGCCCCCTGTACAGGTAGAGTCGGTCAGGCCAGCCGCTCCCACTGATCGCCCCCATCTTGGTCTGGATGAAGCCGAGGGCCTTGGCCTCTACATTGACCTTACTCTCAATTTCACTTTCCAACACGACATGGTCCTTTCTTGCGAATTGAGTAATCGCACCACTTGCACTTCTGCTCGCTCGGCGTGGCCTTGTACTCCACGTCAGTCATGAGCTTGATGCCCCGCTCGCTCCAAGACCTGATCTTGGAGTTCAACATGTCGCCCCGGAGCAGTGCGCCGTCGTTGGAGGTGTGGCCCGTGTCGAGGTAGATGGCATTGTACTCGACCCTCTTGGCCTGAGGATAGACTTGGAGTCCGATCGTGCCGTACAGATCCAGTTGGTCTCGATGCTCAGGATACTCCCGCCCACTTTTGAAGTCATGGACGAACAGAGTGTGACCTTCAAGAACGTGGGCGTCAATGATCGCCTTGACCCAAGCCATGCGAGACTCCCGCACTGGGTACCACATCGAATCTGCGATCCACACGACCTCAGCCTTGGCGCGGCGGGCTTTGAGGTCCTCAAGGATCTTCTTGACCTTGCGAAGCTCGTAGTGAACCTCGGGCTGGACACCGTTGAGATAGTCCTCACACAGCTTGTGAAGCCGCGATCCCCGCAGCATAGCTGCGTTCTCAGCGGTCGGAATGTGCTCGATGTAGCTGTAGTACCACTGACGAGGGCAGTTCTCATAGGTGGATATGCTGCTGTACGACCACCTAGTGGGTTTCATACTTGGCGAGGTCATGCCAGTTGGCTCCGTATTCAATTTCAGCAACGAATGGGACGTCAAAGCCTGGCAGGGACTCCATGGAGTGCTTCAGGGCCTCCACGTTCTCCTTCAGGTCATCGATGGACGAGCTGGTGACGTTCTCATCGTGAACAGTCATCAGAAACCTACCTGGAGCACCGGTCTTGTGGTACTCGATGATGGAGTCCTTCGTTTGGTCAGCGGCTGAGCCTTGGATCAAGTGGTTCGGCAGGCGATACCCCCACTGCGGACCCTCCTTGGGAATCCACCGACCACCCCAGGTCTTGATGCCGGGCCTGCTAGACGCATCGTCGATGAACTCCTCCAACCCAGGAATGGACTGGAGGTACGCATTCCTGATCCTGCGGACCGTGGGAATGTCCTTGGTCATCCCCAACTGGCCCGCGAGGTTGGGCACCCCGGCGCCATAGATGAGGCTGAACCCGACTATCTTGACTGGCTTCCGCTTCAGGTCAATCCCTGCTTCGTCGTGGACGATGTCACGGGCGATCTGGTGGAAGTCGGCTCGTGGGTCATCACGGTAGATTTGAGCTGCCCGGCCTTCAGCGAAGTGAGCCAGGAGTCGCATTTCCTGGCCGTTGTAGTCGGCTGCGACGATGACCTCACCCTCGTCTGGGAGGATGTACTTCCGCATGAAGGGCAATGGAGGGTATCCGAGCAGGTCCAGCCCTTCAAACTCGGTCGGGACATTCTGGAGATTTGGGTTTGAACAGGATAGCCGTCCAGTGCGCGTACCATACTCGTCGCCCTTGACTTGGTTCCAGGAGGGATGGAGGTGGCCGTCGTGGGCCGACATCTCCAGCCACGGCTTCATGAAAGTGCCCAGGAGAGTCTTGAGGGCTCCCCTGTAGCGGATCATCTTGGTCAGGATGCTGTCATTGAGCGCCCCGTCCAGGCTGTCCTTGGATGTACTGAGACGACCCGTGGGCGTCCGCAGGAAGTCTGACTCCTTGGCGAACCCCTTGCTCAGAAGGGCACGCGCTACCTCAGCACCCGAGTCCAGGTTGATGTCGCCCAGTAGGGCGCAGACCTGATCGGTGATCTGCTTGAAGTAGAAGCTGTACAGGACGATGTCCGTGTAGAGCAGCTCACGGTTGATCCTGACGCCCTTGCGCTCGGCGTCCAGCATATGGGGCATGAGATCGAGCTCACGCTGATAGCCACGCTCCCACTTCTTCTGGACGATCTCATCATGGAGACGCTCGTGGAGCAGGCCTGTGCGCCAGGTGTCCCCGTTCGCATAGGGCTCGATCAGACTCACGGGGCACCTGGCGATGAACGCCCCGGCCTCAGTGGGCTTGCGGGTCCACCCCTGGGCTAGCACATAGTCCTTGACCCGGTCCTGCTCTTCAGGAGGGATGCCAAGAATGGTGTTGGACGACGGCTTGAGGCTCGTCGTCTTGGCCAAAGGGTTGTGGAGGTAGATTTGGAACATGGTATCGTGGTAGCGCTTGGGCTTGGCGAAGCCCCAATGCTGCTCTGCGACACCAACGTCGAACTTGGCGTTGTGAAAGACAGGCTCTTTGTCCCAGACCGCCGCAACCGCGTTCTTGGCCTGGTACTCTTCACAATTGTTGCCCTCAGGATGTCCCCAAGCCATGTACTTGGGCTGCTCACCGGGGAGCCAGATCGACACGCCAACAGGGGCGGGCGCTTGCCCAGTTCCGTCAACGATGGCTTGTGTCTCGAAGTCAACAATCGGAACTGTAATCATGTGCACCCTGAAAAAGATGCCCCGTAACGTGGAGGCATACGGTCGGTCTCAGGAGAGTGCGGTCCCTATCCGACTGTAGCTGTTAGGCACCTGCTACTGGCCATGGCCCCTGCGAAGGGTTCAGTACTTCCCCGACTTGGGAGTGCCGGCTTCGCGCTCGGCCAGTTCCTCCTTGGTCGGGTACTTGGGGAACTCAGCCTGCTCGGCTTTCCAGTTCCGTTGTGAGAGAGCCTCCAGCACGGAGTCGCTCCTGATCTGCTCCATTGCCTTGAAGTACACCTGGAACAGCGTGTCGTCGTGGGGCTTGACCGACATTTCGACCACCACCTGGTAGGGGGCCAAGCCGGCCGGCGCCAAGTCGTTGACGAACTTGCTGAAGTTTTTCACCGATGTGACCGGCAGGTCGCACTGGAGGAACTCCACCCGGCTGATGGTGTCGGGCTTGTTCACGACGTCAGCGGGCAGGAGGAACAGCCGCCGCGTGTTGGTGCACGCCTTGCCGCGTCCGCCCTTGGGGGACGAGCCCCAGTCGTTCATCGGACAGCCGACGCAGTAGCCAGCCTCGCCGCCCTGCGGGTCGTCTGCGGTCGGCTCGGGCATGAGCTCAGCGTCGTCCCGGCTGAAGGCGTAGCAGGCTGGGCTGGCGATCTTCTTGCTGTCGTATGGCGTGTCGTAGTACTTGTTGTGGAAGTACGAGTCGACAATGATGCACTCGATCTTGTCGCCGGGCATGACCGTGTCGCCGACTGAGAGCCGGCCAGACTTGAAGCTGATGTAGCCGCCTTGGGGCTTCTCCTGCTCTGCCGTCTTCACGGCGACCTGCTTCATGCGCTCGCGCCAGTCCATGGGCATGCCGACGCCAGTCTTGGCGGGAGCGGCAACGGCTGTGCCGGGGATGGGTGTTGCGGGTTTGTCTGCCACGATGTGACTCCGGTGATGTTACAAGGGCTTGATGTCGTACTTGACGACGGGGGACACGCCGGGGATGGTCTTGCCTTCCTCCCAACGTTGCTTGACGGCGGATGCGGTCACCCGCTTCTGGAGCAGGTCGATCTCACCGGTTTCTTTGATGTGCTGGATGAGCTCTGACCAGTTCTCGACGTTGGGCTCTTCAGTCTGGGACATCTTGACCCCGACCGTCAGATCGCCGTGATGCTCTTGCATCCTCGTGACGCCGGCCGCACGGAGTTGGTCGACCAGATCAGCCTTGAGCTGCTTCTCCTTCTGGTCCATGACATCGACCTTCTTCTGGAGGTCGAGCCGCTCTTGACGAATGTTGAGATAATCAGACAATGTAGACATGTTACAATGCACCTATGAGTTGTGAGGTAGGGCCGGTCGCCCCAAGGCTATTATAAGCTGAAACCCCCTTTCAGTCTAGCGGTTTCGACTGGTTGCCCAGTCAAAAGTCCGTGTCAGTCCAATGGTAGCCATCATGGTCATTCCTGTGGATAAGAGCCCAGACGATGAGGCTACCAACTGCCGCGACTATCACGACAGCGAGAATGAGGAAGAGCACGTTAGGCATTGATGTCAACCCAGATGAAGCCCAGGAGGTACTTCATACAAAAGCGGTTCCACCAGGGCGGCTTGACCGGCATGTAGAAGCGGGTGGCTGGACCAGTCGTGTCTGAGCCTGGGAACAGCCAGTACCCGACATCGGGCTTGGTCTCGACGAAGTGCATGCTGATCATTCAGTACAAATCATGTAGGTCTTCAGGACGCGGATCGTTGGTCAGGAACCAGTAGAACAGGCCGACGCCAACCATGCCCCCGAGCACGAAGGCCACGAATAGTGACCAACCGAGTAACCAACCATTCATTGTGCGCACCACCCCAATATGAAGAGCAGCGCTGCCAGGATGACGAAGGCTAGCAAGCGCAGCATGATGACCTACCCCAAGTTGGGATTGATCTGATTGTTCTTGCGTTCTCGGCCGCAGGTGGTGCACATGACGGAGTCAGTCCAGACTGGACCGAGCCATTTCCATACCCAGTTGTGATCAACCTGAGCTTGGACAGCCACTCCGTCAAGACCAACTTTGGTGATGACGCACTTATCCTCTTGATCCATGACCGACTCCTTGAGGGGAGGGGTGGTGGCCCCTCCCCTGTCGATCAGCGCTGGGCCTTCTTGCCTTTGACCGGCTCGGCCGGCGCTGCGGGCGCGACCAGCTCGGCGGCTGCTGCCGGCGTGGCCGTCTCACCGTTGGCCGCTGCGGCCTCGCCATCGCCCTTCTTGGCGTCCCGGCGCTTCTGCGCGGACTTGGCGCTGGCGTCGGCCACGGCCTTGCGGTCCACCTTCGCCGGTGCGAAGTCATAGCCCTCGGGGAAGGCCAGGGTGTAGTTGAGCGTGCGGTCGAGCGCGCCCAGGACCCAGAACGACACGCCCTGGACGGTGAAGTAGTTGTACTTCTGGCCCTTGAACTCGGTCTGGGCCGCGTCCACCTCGACGCCGTTGATGCGGAGCTTGAAGCCCTCGCCCTTCAGCGGCATCGGGTACTTGCCGGCGATCTTGATGTCGGCGATGCCGTCGGCCTTCAGGTGGAGCACGTGGCGGGGCTTGGCAACCTTCTTGGCTGCGGCGTCTGCGACGGCGGTGGTCTCTGCGGTGGTTTCGGTGTTCATGAAAGTCCTCGTTGGTGGATGATCGGGCTGTTGTGCCCGGAAGCTATTATAGCTGGAAAGAACGTGTCAGTCGAGTCATTCCCTACTGGCACGTAGGGTCTTGTCCTCCTTCACGGTTTCTGCGAATGATCTTCGCAGCCTCCCCCGGATCGGCCCATGTAGGGTCGTTCCATGAGGTGGGATACTGAGTTGCATGGAACTTGCCCTCGGGGCCGCAATGGTTCCTGGCCCAATCGCCAGTGCCACGGTAAGCCTCCATGCGCTCGATCTCAGCGAATGCCGGCTCACCCTGCCCATCCCTGACGGCGGTGCAGAAGGGATGGTTGAGCTTCACGGGGATGATCCACAGGACCGTCCCCTTGGGCCTGTAGTGCACGCATGTCGTACACGGCTTGGGGTTGTCAGGAAGGGTCATGCGACCCTCCTGAGCTGGAACGACCTCAACGGCTTGACCGCCTCCACCGTCACCGTCATGCGGTCCTTGGACACCCGCACGCGGGCGATGTCCTGGTTGGTCCGCTTGTCGGTGATGGTGGCGTTGGTGTAGCCGTCAGAGACGCAATGCCGCGAGGCAGCGTTGATTGCCCCCTCGCGGGTCTTGGCATGGCCGTCCCAGCACCCTGGGTAGGTGATGAGGAACGGCCTGGCGTAGAAGGTGGCCATCAGATCACCGTCACCTTGAGCGGCGGCTCAGCTTGCTCGACGATGCCAACCATCGTGAAGACGGCATAGACATGACCGAACTTCTTGGCTGCCCACTCGGCGGCGTGGCAGGCCGACTCCTTGTCGGGCCAAATGGCCTTCTGGTTGTCGTCGAACCGTTGGTGAGGGACGAACTGCCCCCGGTTCAACGGCGTCCTGGAGTAGTCGTCGATGCGGAGCACCACGGACGGCGCCGTCATGGCGCGCTCGGCCAGCCACTCGTGGGCTGCTTCTTGGCGGCGCCTCATTTCGCCTCCTCAACCGTCAGATTCAGAGTCTTGGGCGGCTGGCCGGTGCTGGCCCAGGTGGCGCTGATCTTGCCGAACGTCGCCTTGCGGAAGTACACCGTGCAGACGGTGCCGTCGTCTCCAACGAGGGGGTTGCCTGCCGCGTCTGCTTCCGCATAGCGCACAGCGCCCTTGGTGATGTCGTTCAATTCAAGTCTGATATTCATGTTGATCCTTAAATGGTTGATTCGCAGGGGTTGTAGTTCAGTCCGGGTCGTGGCTTGCCCTCCCTTGTTGATGTGCGTCGTACTCCGACATGGTGATCCACTTGGCCCCGACGACGTTGGGGAAGTACTCATTGGTGACGCCGTTGCCGTCCAGCCGCACATAGACGCGACCTGTGGACGCCTCCGTGTGGGGAGCGCGACCGCCAGTGACGGTCACGATGTCGCCCTTGCCAGTCGAGCAGACGTCACCGACCTGGACAGGACGGTGGGACTTGGCCCAGACGAGGATCATGTCGCGGATAGGATTGGTGATATTCATTTGATCGGGGGCATGTAGTAGAGGATGAGGGCTACAGCGCCAAAGGAAATGGCGGCGTAGATGAGGATGTACACGATGACGATCCAGATCAGCACCGTGAGGGCGAACTTCAACATCAGCCGTACACCTTGATGATGACGATGAGAGCCGCCGCTGCCAGGAGGCAGGCGATGGTGACCACCGTGTCGGGTTTGAACTTGAACATTCTGGGTCCCTCGATTGCACAGGCATATTGGGCGTCGGGGACTTGCTCTCCCAGACGGCGGCTGAAGCGGACCCCGGTGCCGGAGTCATGAAGGGTTCTCATTGGCGTCCTTTGCGTACGTTGATGCCGAAGTCCTCAGTGGTTCGGGCGATGGTGGCGCGCAGCTTACGCTGTTGCTCCAGGTCGTGCTCAGTGCTGTCATAGACCACACTGCGCTTGATAGGATTGCGACAGGCCTTGATGATCCAAGCCACGAGGGCCAGGAGCAAGAGCCAGCGGGCGTTCCAGATGGCGGTGAACAGATATGCGATGAGGTCCATTACGCCGGCACCCTCGTGCGCCTATGAAGGGAACGGAGGCTGTTGGAGACTCTGATCCGCCTCTCAATCTCCTTCTGCGCGTTGTAGTAGAACGTCCAGTCATCCTCGGACCAGCCGGGGTTGCCTGCGTTCGTCCCGATGGTGTGGGTCACCGCTTCCAGCGCCCACTCAAGGATGTCGATCTGCGTGATGTCGCGCCTATTCATTTGAAGCACCCCAGTTCGATGAGGCGGTTCGACAGATGTACAGCCTCGACCGTGTTGTGTTGAAGGTTAGCTGCGTCGCGGGCCTTGAAGAGAGACACGCAAATTGGTGACCGCTCGGGCGGATGTGTCTCCGCATAGAGAGCGACCCCCGCCAAGACGATGGCGACAGGGACCCAGACCGGCGCAGTGAGGACGACGCCCCAGAATAGCAATGTCTGTACTGCCCCGTCGACACCGCCTGTGGTGCGGTAGTAGGTTCTCACGCCGGGGTCTCCTCACCGTCGCACGTCAGCTTGTAGATCGGCTGCGGCTCGACGGCAGGGCGGTAGCCCACCACGACCTTGCGGCAAGTCTCGCTGTCCTCACCGAAACGTGCCTCGACGCAGACGACCATGTGACGGTCCGTGTTGTCGACATCGTGCCAGTAGAACTTGTACGTCCGCTCCATGCCGGCCGGGAAGTCCTGCGATTCCTCCTTGTCCGCGTCCGCATGGAGGAGGGAGTTGAGGAGCGAGTCAAGGCGCTCGTCCTTGAGACCCGTCAGGTGGTTGAGATGGTACGACACGTACACGTACATGTTGTCGATGCTGTGATACAGATAGCCACCGTGACGCTCCTTGAGCGACTCCAGAAGCGTGATCGCGTACCGCGTGCGCTTGTCGTGGAGGACCCACGCCTTGGTAGCACGCAAGTTGGTGACCTTCTGCTCTGCCTGTTCGCGGAGCTGGTCAAGGATGTAAGCACTCATTTCAAAGGGGGCCCAAGGGCCGTAGTGATCGACCCCCTAGTATAGCCTGAAACAGCCTTTTCAGGTAGTGGAATCGCCTGGCATCGTATGCTTGACTATAGACGCCTTATTGCTGAAGGGGGTATAATCGAAGGCTCCACCAAACCCCCTAGGAGTGCCCATGGCCACTTTCCCTACAGCCATCTCAACGTTGGCTGGGGTGTTGAACAAGCGTCAAATCACGCCAGACGAAGCCAAAGGCATCGATCTGAAGATTTGCTCTCAATCAGAAGCCGAGGATGAACTGAGGGACCGTCTATACGGCAACATAGATTTCTGCGAGCGATTGCCCTACCACGGGCTACATGGCGAGTTCTTAGACTTCGCACGATACCGGATCAACTACAAGGACGCAGGTACATGGATTGATCGGGAGGGCAAAGTCCAGACATATCCCAAGTACCGCCAGATGAAGGGGCTCAAACAGCAGTTTGTGTACCTTCCCAAAGTCGCAGGGATCGACTGGGAGAACACGATCATCAACCCGGCAGAGCCGCTGATGATCACCGAGGGCGAGTACAAGAGCGTCACCGCATGCAAGGCAGGTATCCCTTGCGTGGGCCTCGGCGGCATCTGGATGTTTAACCACCTGGGCAATAACCTGCCGGCTCCGCTTGACCAAGCTGGGTGGGTAGGCAAGCCAGTCATTATCTGCTTCGATGCTGACGACCAGTCCTCGGTCGATACTCCTTTGAAGCCACAGGTAGCGCAAGCAGCTCTTGCTCTTGCCACTAAACTGTACCGCTTGGGGGCCAAGCCTGAGCTGGTGTACCTGGCTCGCACCAAAGCGTTTGCTGAGGCCAGAACAAAGAACTCGCACGCCAAGATGGGTCTGGACGACTTCATCATGGCAGGAGGGGACATTGGGGAGCTGTTCGGTACTCGCAGCGACCCGATCCAGTGCGAGGACATGGCCATCCTTAACAGCCAATACGCGGTATGCCGCGGCCAGGCGGGGGTGGGTGTAATGGACATTGGCCTGGGAAAGCTGTACAGGACCCACGACTTCACAAAGTCAATCGAAAACAACCGCATACGCATCTCAATTGGCCCAAAGGGCGGCGTCACTAAGACCTATGTCGCTGAGGAGTTCTTGGAGCAGCGTGACAGGCCGACGGTCGAGCAGATCGTGTTCGAGCCAGCGTGGCAGGTAGGCTATGACCGTGAGAACGCGATCTACAACCAGTGGACAGGCTGGCCTGACTTGGGGCCGGGAGGCAGGGCAGAGGACAAGCGTGAGATTGACAACACGTGGCGGTGTTTGATCGAGAAGCTGTTTGGTGAGCACGCCGACTACTTTGAGCGATGGTGTGCTCACTTGGTACAGCGGCCGGGTGAAAAGACCAGCATAGGCGTGATCTTGGTGTCCGTGCTAAACGGTGTTGGGAAGTCGTTGCTTGGCGAGGTACTCAGAGGTGTGGTGGGGGAGACTCATGGTAGGGCCGTTCCACTTGAAAGGCTCAAGTCCAACTTCAATTCAGTGTTGGAGCGTTGTCTGTTCTTGCAGATGGACGAGGCCAACGGTCTACAAGATGGGTTGGAGACGAAGCTGAATGACTTGATCACGGCTGACAAAGTCACGATCGAGCGCAAGGGATTTGATGCGGTGACGGTTAACAACTACATGCGCATCTACATGACCTCAAACTCAACGAGGCCGATCAGGGTCAACAAGGAGAATCGCAGATGGCTTGTCATACACGCAGGAGTAACCGCAGGAGAGTTGGCAAACTGGAGCTCTTGGTGCGGTGTCGCAGCGAAGAAACTGAAGACACAGAATGGTCTAGCGGCACTCAGGGAGAGGCTGGAGAGAGTGGATCTGAGGGACTGGAACCCGACAGGTCGAGTGGTCGTGACGGAAGCCATGGAAGACATGGCAGAGAGCAGTCGGACCTGGAGCAATGTTGAGGTCGATGGCTTGATGGAGCTTTGTCGTGAGGATTGGGAGAATGGCAAGCTCTGGATGATGACCTCAGAGATAGTGGCCTTGGGAGGGGGCAAGTCATTGACCGATCTCAAGGCATACGTTCAAGTGAATGGCGGCCGATTGGTGAAGCACCAAGTGAGGGTCGGCGGCAAGAAGCTGTCAGGAACAGTCCTCGATCTGGACTCAGTGTTGCCCAGGAAGGGCGAGTCAAGGGGAGTGGGTCAGGCAGACAAACAAGTCTTGGATACTTCAGAGGGTCTTGGGCGCTTTGAAGGCAGCACTTGGAACGAGGCAGTCATGCGGGTCACAGCAGCATGGAACACCATGAGCATCAGAATCAAGGGGGACAGAAGCAATGGCAAATACTAGCAAGTTCATCCAAATCCTTGTGGCTCCGGCCCAACGTCCTGAGGGCAAACCAATGCTAATGGCCCTGGATGATGTAGGCCAAATCTGGGGTTGGGACCGCTCTTCTGGCTTCTGGAAGCGATGGGAATGGGACAGATACCCTCTTGAGGACGATGGATCAATCAACGATGAGGACTTCTTGGGCTACTGGTGAGGGGGTACGGGGGGACTGACGGGGGTATCTGACTGGGCAGAGCTAAGTCCGCGCCGGGCCACGGTTTTCACATTCCAAGTACCCCCGTACCCCCTGGTACCCCCTGTAAAAAGTCGTATTATGACCGCTCCGTGGTTTGTTGTTTATAAAAAGCGATTTCCACACAGGGGGTACCGGGGGTCCGGGGGTATCTCACATGGTGATCAACAAGAGGTTCTGCTGTTGCCCAGAATCACAGCGCAGACAATAAAAAATCCTGAAAGCCAGGATTGGGTGGACGCCATGGTGGCATGGCACAACACACCATGAGTGTGCTGGCTGCTCAGTGGATCAGCCACCACAGCAGCATGAGGCCGCCGATGCGCCACGACATGAAGAAGAACACGAACAGCGAGACCAACAACCAACTGATGTACACGATGGGTCCTTGAGATGGGTGAGTCAAAAAGAGGGGGCTTGCGCCCCCTCCTGGCTGTTACGCCTTGGCCTTTTCCTTGGTGGCCTTCTTGGGCTCTTCCTTGGTGGGCTCGGCCGCCACGACGATGGGCTTCAGCTCCAGCACCATGGTCTTGTCAGCCTTGAGCGCCGCGTAGGTGGCGTCCGTGAGCTGAATCCACTCCTGGCGCTCCGCGTGGGTGAAGTACACAAAGTACTTCATGGCCGACGCCTTGCCCTGCCCGCTGGTGAACCGGCAAACCTGCGGTTCTGTGGCGTCGCCGAACCTGAGCTGCTTGCGCGGCTCCGACTCGCCGAAGCTGTTCCAGGTCTTGGGTGCGACCTGGTAAGAGTAGGGGCTAACTTCGCCCACGACGGTCATGTTGGCATTCACACTGATCTTGGCCATTTGGCACTCCTGTTTGGGGCCAGGGAAATCCCGACCCGCTGAAGCAAGTATACGCCCACCGGCCTGCGCCGTCTATACCGTTCGTCTGTGTCATTCGACCGTTCGTCTGATAGCGCAGCACTATGACTCCCACTGGCGTGGTCATCCATGCCATAGGCAGCACCTATGGCACCCACCCACTTGCTGCGCAGCCACATCAGCTCGCGGCGGGTGGGGGTGGGGTCAGCGCAGCGCAACCTCCGAGATTGACGCGCCCAAAGTTTCCAAGCACACACAATTACTTAGGGTAAACCCTCTAACTACCCAACCAGCCTCGCGCGTATAATCCGAACCCATGAGCGATGAGGAAACCCCAGTTGGCGGGCTTGCGGAGCAGGTGCTCGGGGATGCCGAGCTGGAGCTGTCCAAGGAGTTGATGTCTCTGCTGTCCAAGGACATGCTAGGTGATGCCCTCCCTCCTGTCCTCCGCACATCAAAAGCTGCCCGTGCCTTCGAGCAAGCCTTTGAGCTGATCGGTGGCGTCCCACGCCTGGCCCTGTGGGCCGACCGAAACCCATCCAAGTTCTACGCCATGTTCTCCAAGATGATCCCCGCCACGGTGCAGGGCAACATCCAGAAGGACATCAAAGTCACGATCGCCTGGGCCTCGCCCCAGCGATTGTCTTATCAGCACACGCCCCAAGGGGATGTGGTTGATGCTGTGCCTGTCCTGTTGGACCAACCCCTACCTCATTAGGAGACCCTCTCATGGAAGCCTACCAAGAGCGCCTGATCGACGAACACACAGAGCTGGCCGAGAGGGTGGAGAAGCTCCAAGCATTCATCCACAGCCCGGACTTCCCCAAGCTGTCCGGGATCGACCAGGGCTACCTGCAGGCCCAACTCCCGTACATGGTCGGCTACCTCCGTGTGCTGTCCAGTCGGGTCGCCGTCATGGAGATCGACTCACCGCCTGCCGGTGCTGCCGACGAGTACGAGGACACCGAGCCAGACCACAAGTAGCCCCCCGTGCTGGAGTACACCCCACGGGAGCAGTTCCTCCCGTTCCACAACAGGCGCCAAAGATGGGCCACCCTCTGCACCCATCGGCGTGCAGGCAAGACGGTGGCCCTGGTGAACGACGTGGTGGTGGGTTCCCTCCAGTGCCCCCTGCGTAAGCCCCAGCATGCGTACGTGGGTCCGACTTTCACCCAATCGAAGCGGATCGCGTGGGCGTACCTCAAGGACTACGCTGAGCCGTACTTCTCCAAGCCCCCATCTGAGTCTGAGCTAAAGGTCACCCTGCATGGAGACAGAACGATATATTGCCTGGGCGCGGACAACCCTGATTCACTGCGCGGGATGTACCTCGACGGCGGTGTGGGTGACGAGTATGCTCTCTTCAGGCCGTCGGTCTTCACCACTATCATCCGACCTGCTCTGTCTGACCGCAATGGCTGGTGGGTGTTCGCCTCGACCCCCCGAGGCAAGAACTTATTCCATAAGCAGTTCAAAACTGCTGTCGCCAACCCCAAAGAGCACTACTCCCTGCTCCTCAGAGCCTCCGAGTCAGGGCTCATCCCGGACGATGAGCTCACGGCCCTCCGCAAGGACATGGACGCTGAGGAGTACGCTCAGGAGTACGAGTGCTCGTTCGATGCTGCACTGAAGGGTGCCATCTACGCCAGCGAGGTCAACGACACTTTCGCTGGCCATCGTGCCCTGGCCAAGGGCCTGTACGACCCCAACCTGCCCACCCATGTCGCCTTTGACCTGGGTTTCACGGACGCCTCAGTTGCCATTTTCTGGCAGGAGCATCGTGACGGCACCATCCGCATCGTCAAGGTGGTCGTGACCCAAGGCGTGGACATTTTCACCCACATCGAGCACCTGCAGAAGCTCAACGTTGAGCTGGGTGAGGTGTGGCTGCCCCCGGACGCCAAGGCAAAGAACTTGCAGACTGGCCGGTCCATTGTCGAGCAGTTCCTCGCTGCTGACCTCCGTCCGCAGATCGTCCCAGTCCATAAGGTCCGTGACCGCATCGCTGCCACTCGACGCTTGTTCCCCAGGGTCCACTTCGACATGGAGGACGAGGGCGTCGAGGACTTGCTGGAGGCCCTGAAGGGGTACCACCGGAAGTGGGACGAGAACCTCCTGGCGTTCTCCGACCACCCGGAGCATGACTGGTGCTCAGACTACGCTGACGCCTTTGGCTACATGTGCGTGGTCGCTGCCCCGCGCTTCGGTCATGCCAAGGGCAACATCTCAGACACGACGCGCAGGGGCTCTGACCCCAAGAGGCCATTCCTGGAGCAGTTCCACCTAGAGGGGCTGTTCGCAGACAATGAGGCCAAGATCGCTGCCCAACGCAGAAGGATAATGTGATGGACTCCCTCCCGAACGGCCCAACCATTGTCTCGCCAGACGACCCGAGCCTGACGCCGTACAAGCGTTGGACGGTTGAGCTCCAGTACGCTGAGAAGGAGCTCATTACTTTCAGAGAGCGTGGGCGGCGCGTCATTCGCCGGTACGTGGACGAGCGCGATGCGATGAACAGCATGGACAAGTGGTTCAACTTGTTCCATGCCAACACCAACATCATGAAGAGTGCCCTGTACGCCAAGATACCTCAGCCTGAGGTGAAGCGTAAGTGGGACGACTACCAGGACGACCTGGCCCGGGTCGCGGCTCAGATACTCCAGCGGTGCATCAGCCCGGACAAGGACGACCCCAGGGACCAGTTCGACCCCGTGATGAAGCATGCGGTCGAGGACCGTCTGCTGCCTGGCCTGGGGACCGCTTGGCTCAGGCTCGAGACTGACACCGAGGACGCTGAGCTCTCCATCAACAGTTACGACGCAGGCTCGTACGCCACTCCCCAGCCGTTCGCCGGGTTCAAGACCGACACTGCCCCTGATGAGCAGGCCGCAGCCGCTGCTGCCAATCCACCGCCGCCTCCCCCGCCCATGCCGCCCCAGCCACAACCTGCTGGCCCTGGCATGCCCCCGCCTCAGCCGATGATGCCGCCTGGCGCGCCTCCCGGCATGCCCCCGCCCGGTGGCCCCGGCATGCCCCCGCCCGATGGCGTGCCCCCTCCGCAACAGATGGCCCCGCCACCGCCTCCGCAAGTCATCAAGTACAAGCGGATCACGGATCAGCGCGTCTGCGTGGACTACGTGTTCTGGGAGGACTTCCTGTGGTCTCCCTGCCGCGTGTGGGAGGAACGCAGGTGGACCGCGCGCCTGGTCTACATGGACCGTGAGGAGCTGAAGAAGCGGTTCGGCGCTGAGATTGGCGAGAAGGTGCCGCTTAACTTCAGGCCCACGACCCTCAACCACACGCCTCAGGGCATCACGCCCAAGAACGAGGCTGTCCAACGCGCCAAGATATATGAGATCTGGGACCGCGACAAGCGCCAGGTCATCTGGCTGTGCAGGGACTACCCGGAGCTGCTCGACACCAAGGATGACTTCCTGAAGCTCATCGGGTTTGAGCCCTGCCCGAAGCCGATGTTCGCCAACACGACGACCAGCAACACTGTCCCCAGGCCGGACTACTACATCGTCCAGGACCAGTACAACGAGCTGGACACGATCAACAACCGCATCTCCATGCTGGTCCAGGCCTGCAAGGTGGTCGGTGTCTACGACCGTGCGGCTGAGGGCGTCCAGCGCCTGCTCCTGGAGGGCTTCGACAACCAGCTGATCCCGGTTGACAACTGGGCGATGTTCAGCGAGAAGGGTGGCGTCAAGGGCCAGGTCGACTGGTTGCCCTTGGAGCAGGTCGTCAATGCCCTCCAGCGGCTGTATGAGGCCCGTGAGGCCATCAAAGCTCAGATCTATGAGCTGACCGGGATCGCGGACATCATCCGTGGCGCCTCCAAGGCGTCTGAGACCCTGGGCGCCCAGCAGATCAAGGCCAAGTTCGCCTCCATCCGCATCCAGGACGTACAGGACGAGGTTGCCAACTTCGCTTCAGCGATCCTCAGGATCAAAGCGGAGATCATGTGCAAGCACGTTGAGCCTGGCATCATGCTTCGGAAGTCCAATATCATGCGGACGGACGATGCCCACTTGGCCGACCAGGCCATGGCTCTCCTGCAGTCTGAGGAAGGCTTCGAGTGGCGGATCACGGTCACGGCTGACCAGTTGGCCCAGGCCGACTATGCCATGGAGAAGGAGGACCGCATCGAGTTGCTGACCACCGCTTCCGGCTACATGGAGAAGGGGGCTGGCCTGATCCAGATGATGCCCCAAGCTGCCCCGCTCGTGGTTGGCCTGCTCAAGTGGGCGGTGTCCGGCTTCCGTGGCGCACGAGACATAGAGGGCATGCTCGACCGTCAGCTTGACATGCTGTTGAAGCAGCCGCCTGAGCAGAAGCCTGATCCTGAGCAGGCGAAGGCCGAAATGGAGATGAAGACTGCCCAGCAGAAGGCGCAGCTTGACTCTCAGTCCAAGCAGCAAGATATGGCCATCAAGAAGCAGATGGCCCAGATGGACATGCAGATGAAGCAGATGGATCTCATGTTCAAGGAGAAGGAGCTTCAGTTCAAGGAGCGCGAGCTCACCATGAACCAGCAGTTCGATGAGGCGGAGCAGGCTCGCAAGGAGCGCACCGCTGTCATGGAGCAACTGCTGACCCTGAAGTCTCAACAAGACCAGCACCAGCAGGCCCAGGAGTTTCAGCAACAGGAGCATCAACAAGCTCAGGAGCACCAGCAACAGGACCATACTCTGAAGCTGACCCAGGCCAAGCAACAAGCGAAGCAACAAGCCGCCGCCAAGAGGACATTGCAATGACCAGACGCGTTTGGGTCTACTACAAGGGTGAGATGATCGAGAAGGGCACCGAGCCGCAAGCGGCATCGGGGGTCACTTTCATGCCTGACCTGCCTGACTTCGTCAGTCCGATCGACGGCAAACTATATCGCGGGCGCGCGGGCATGCGTGAACACAATGCCATGCATAACGTCGTCCCCACAGCTGACCTCGCGGGTCTGCCCTTCAAGACCTCCGCCACGGAGTACAAGCCCGACCGTGCGGCGATCAGGGAGGAGATCAAGAAGACCATGTACCAAAAGGGCTACTTGAGGTAACGCCATGATCGACCAGCTCATCACATTGCTTGTTTTCGTCCTCGTTGCGGGGGTACTCTGGTGGGTATTCACCTCACTCGTGCCACTGCCTGACCCGTTCCTCAAGGTCGCCAAGGTCATCTTGGTGCTGATCTTGCTGCTCATGCTCGTCGCCATCTTCTTTGGCGGCTACCATCTGCCGCTCCTTCGGAGGTAGTCATGCCCAGCTCGTCGCCCAAGCAGGCTCGGTTCATGGCTGCCGCAGCCCACAGCCCGTCGTTTGCTCAAGCGGCGGGCATCCCCTTGAAGGTTGCCCGAGAGTTCAACCTGGCCGACTTGTCTAAGCGCAACAAGTCGTTCGCCCTCGCATCTGCGCTGAGAAAACCCAAGTAGGAGCACCACCATGCCCGAACCATCACTTCGTGAAGCCCTCGACACAGCAGTTGCTGACCATGAGGCCGCTGTGGCCAGTCCCGAGACTGGCACTCCTGCGCCCGCCCCGGCGCCTGCGGCCCCTGCTGAGGCTCCTGCCGAAGCGCCTGCGCCCCAGGAGGGTGAGCAGGTCCAGGCCAAGGCTCCTGGCATCGAGCCGGCCCCCAAGCCTGGCGAGACCATCGACCCCTTGGCGGAGGCGCCCAAGTCGTGGAAGGCCGCCAATCGCACTCACTGGGGGGTCATCCCCAAGGAGGCGCGTGAGGAGATTGTCCGCCGCGACAAGGAGGTGTTCCGCATCCTTGGCGAGAGCGGCCAGGCCCGCAAGCTCCAGGCCGAGCTCACGGACATTGTGCGCCCATTCGAGGCGCGCATTCGTTCCTCAGGCCAGACCCCGCTCCAGGTCATCAACAACCTCCTGGGCTTCGACTATGCGCTTTCCAGCGCCCCACCGGCACGGCGTGCCCAGCTCGCAGCGAAGCTGATCGGTGACTACGGCATCGACATCCGCGAGTTGGATGCAGCCTTGTCCGGCAGCGCGCCTGCGGACCCTGTCCAGGCCACGGTCGACCGCCTGCTTGCCGAACGTCTTGCGCCGTTCCAGCAGTTCATGCAGACCCAGCAGACCATGGAGCAGCAGCGCAACCAGAGCTTCTCCAATGAAGCCACGCAGACGGTCGAGTCCATGGCCACGGACGTCACGAAGTATCCGCACTTCGAGACTGTCCGCGAAGACATGGCCGACCTGGTCGAAATGGGTGCGAAGAGGGGGGTTTACTTCTCGCCCGACCAGGCGTATAATCGGGCCGTAGCGATGAACCCTGAACTCGGCGCCCATGTGGTGGCTCAGAGACAGCAGGAAGCCCAGCGCCAAACAGCCTTGTCACAACATGACCGGGCTCAGAAGGCCTTGCTAGCATCCTCGTCTGTCTCTGGTTCGCCCCTCGGCACTCCCGGCTCTGGTGGTTCGGCTGCGGACTTGCGTAGCGCTGTTGAGTCAGCTTTCAACTCCGTGACGTCGAGGTAGACATGCTCAGGTTCCTCAAGGTAGCCATGCAGTTGTTCTATCCTCGGGTCAGGCAGGTGAGCCCTCCAGTAATCCGGCAAGTGCGCAACGACCCTGGCATTCCGCCACCCAGACCCAAACCAACCGAGTAGGAGCTCATCACCATGGCATTCGCCAACTCAGCGGTCAGCGACATCATCGCGACCACCATTCAATCCCGGACGGGTGTCATCGCCGACAACGTCACGAAGAACAACGCCCTGTTGGCGCGGCTCAAGCAGCGCGGCAACATCAAGATGTTCTCCGGCGGCAACGTCATCCTCCAGGAACTGTCCTTCCAGGCCAACGGCAATGCCGGCTGGTACGCTGGCTATGACCTGTTGCCCATCGCGGCGCAGGACGTGCTGTCGGCGGCTCAGTACGACATCAAGCAGGCCGCGTGCCCCGTCACGATCAGCGGTCTGGACCAGCTCCAGAACTCGGGCAAGGAGCAGATCATCGACCTGCTCGAAGCCCGCGTGAACGTGGGCGAGTCGTCCATGGCGAACCTGATCGCCCAGGGCGTCTACAGCGACGGCCTCGCAGCCGGCGGCAAGCAGATCGACGGCCTGGCCAAGCAGGTCATCGCGGTGCCGACCTCAGGCATCGTCGGCGGCATCGACCGCCTGACCTGGACGTTCTGGCGCAACCAGACGTTCGACGCCAGCACCGACGGTGGCGCCGCGACCACGGCAGCGAACATCCAGAGCTACTTCAACCGGCTCTGGGCCAAGCTCGTTCGTGGCATGGACCGTCCCGACCTGATCGTGGTCGACAACGTCTACTGGGGCCTCTACATGGCGTCCCTGCAGGCGATCCAGCGGTTCAGCGGCACCGATGACGCCAAGCTCGGCTTCGTATCCATCAAGTTCATGGACGCGGACGTGGTGCTCGACGGCGGCATCGGGGGCTTCATGCCCGCCTCCACGGCGTACTTCCTCAACACGAAGTACCTCCACTATCGGCCGCACCGCGACCGCAACATGGTCCCGCTGTCGCCGGGTCAGCGCTACAGCGTCAACCAGGATGCCGCCGTGCAAATCCTGGCCTGGGCCGGGAACCTGACTTCGTCAGGCCTCCAGTTCCAGGGGATCATGGTCGAGTAATCGACCTCCAACTTGGGTGGGCTGCTTCGGCCCACCCACTCTCTTCTTCAGGAGAACCACATGCCCGCAGGTCTTCCCGGCTCAACGGCCGTTCAGAATGCGGCAAACCCGTCGCTGGGCTCAGCGGTCAGCTTCGACCTGCTGAGTGGCCCCAAGGGTTCGCCGTTCGACAACGACAAGGACTACGGCAACGCAGTCTACCCCTTCTTCAAGTTGGACACGACCACACCGGCCGTGGCCAACGCCAATGCCTCGACCGGCGCGCTCAGCACCGGCATCGGCATGACGCCGCAGGTGCTCATCGGTCCCTTCAGCGACCCGCTCGTCAGCAACGCTGTCCGTGGCATCCGCAATGCCGGGTTCTTCGATGACGAGATTCCAGGCGTGTCGATCCCGGCAGGCACCTCCAGCCCCGACAGTACCATCATGTACATCGGCGGCGGCAAGTGCACCAAGAACGTCGATGGCCTTGCGCCCCCGGTTCCGTACACGGCAGGCTTCGGCATCGGTGCTGCTGGCCAGGGCGGCTCGCGTGACGCAGGCGCAGGTCCGGCTCCGTTCACAGGCTTCGCCATGAAGATGGTCACGGCTGCGGCCGGCGTTGCCGTCGGTGGCGTGGTCGAGACTGGCTTCGTCAACCGCACGGGCCAAGCGCTGCTCACCGACCAGTCGGTGTTCGGCTCCAGCACCACGGCGTCAGCAACCCCAGCCTGAGACTGGCGTGCTGAACGTCCAGCTCCTGGCGCTCTCAGGGGGGCGCGTTCGCAACACGAGCGCGTCCCCTGTCGCCTTCAATGGGGGTACGCCGACCAATGCGGCCGGCGTCCTTTGCACGTCCAGTTCCGTGCCCCAAGTCTCCCTTGGGGGCTTGGGATACTTGAACAACGGGGCATTGTCAGTTGCTCTTGGCGGGACACCTGTGTACTTCGCAGGCGGGATACCTGTCGCTGCCGACGGCAGAACATGCGTCGAGGCGGCTGTCGCCACCAAGTACTCCGCAGGGGGCATCCCGCTCACCGCGACAGGACGAGTCGCCCTGGCCACGGCAGAGCTTGTGTTCCTGGATGAGATGAGTGTCTCACACATCTTGACGGTCGGCATCAATCCCGGCGGCAATCGTGTGGGCTACCGTCGTGGAGAGTGGGGAGACTTCCAGCCCAACGATGTGCCGTCCCTGTCGCGGCTGTTCACCAACCTGAGCAACAATCGGTTGGTGGTCCAGGCGGACGGAGACATGTCGACTCTGGTGATCTCAAACATCCACATCCACCGCATCTCCAACGGCGCGAACTTCAACTTCGGTGCGCCGAGCAGCGTCCTATTTGACGGGGTCGTCACGGACTTCACCTGGATCGTTCCATTCGACTTTGTACTGGGCGAGCAGTACACGGTCTCATTGTCCTAACTCGCCTCAAACGGAGCACCACCATGCCCACCCCAATCTACGACGAACCCAACTACACCGATGACATGTACAGGGACGACAACAAGTTGTTCGTCATGTTCTACCCGGAGGCGGTGAAGAACGAAGTCAAGTCAGCTGCGGAAGGCCGGCCCATCTTCGACCAGCGTCACATGATCAAGGTCATCACGCCGGGCTCCAAAGACATCATGGTCAACAAGGCCACCGAGAACTACCAGCGCAGGTTCGCCAAGCAATGGGAGCGGTACAAGGCAAACCAGGATCAGACGCCCGATGGCACTCCGTTGGACCAGGTGCCGTTCCTGTCCGTGACGCAGATCGCGGAGCTCAGGGCCCTCAACGTCATGTCGTTGGAGGGTCTGGCTGGTATGGCGGACACTGTCGCCCACCGGTTCATGGGGTTCCACGAAATGCGGACCAAGGCCCAGAAGTACCTGGACGCGGCCAAGTCGGCGGCGCCCATCACGGCCTTGCAGGGCCAAGTCGACGACCTGAAGAGCACGAACGAGGTTCTTCAGCGCCAGATCACGGCGCTGATGGCGGCGAACGAAGCCAAGGCCAAGACTCAAGAGTGAGGTCCTGATGGACTACTGGACTGCTGCGGACCTGATCAAGCAACTTACGGGTGAGCTTGGTCTGCCGAACCCCGCGGACATCACGTCCACGGATGACATGGCTGCGCTCCAACTCCTGGCGTTCTTGAACGCTGCGGGGAACGACCTGGTCACGTACTACCCGTGGGAGCAATTTGTCAAGCAGTTCAGTTTCGACACGGTGGATGGTCAATCAGGCTACGACCTCCCTGCTGACTGGTGCTACTTTGTCGACCAGACTCAGTGGGACCAGACCAACCACTGGCCCCTGCTCGGGCCCAAGTCGCCTCAGGAGTGGGCCTGGCTCAAGGGTGGGCTCGTTGCCATGGCTCCGCGTTCGCGCTACAGGGTCATGGACAACCAGATTGCCCTCTTCCCCACCCCTGGCTCCAGTTCGTTCCACATGAACATGGAGTACATCAGCAAGAACTGGGTGTTGAACGCTACCCTCACGGAAGCGTCCATGGTCACGAGCGGCGCCGACACCGTGCAGTTCTACCCATGGCTGATCATGAAGTACGTCAAGCTCAAGTTCTATGAGCTGAAGGGCTTCGACACGACCGCAGTGACGTCCGACTTCATGCGTTCCTTCCAGTCCATGACGGGCAAGAGCAAGGGTGCGCCGAAGCTGTCCCTGTCGCCTCGCTTCCCGCCCTTGTTCATCGGACCATGGAGCATCCCTGACGGTTCTTGGGACACCAGCGGATCGCCTTGACATGCCGTTCGCCCACTTCACTGCCCCTTCTCAGCTGTCGGCGGACCTGACGTCGATACCTGCCCCTATTGGGGGATTGAACGCAATCGACAGTCTCGCGGCCATGCCGGCCACGGACGCGATTGTGATGACGAACGTCGTGCCCCAGCCTTACGGTGTGATGGTTCGCAAGGGGTACGTCCAGCATGCTACGGGCCTGCCTGGTCCCGTGCCTTCCTTGGCGGAGTTGGCCAGCCGGAACGGCTCCATCAAGATGTACGCGTGGTCCGGCGACGGCATGTACGATGTCACGGCCATCGGTGCTGTAGGTGCTCCGGTCGTCACAGGTCTCAGTAGCCCGTGGTGGCAGCATGTCCTCATGGGCAACAGCGCCGGGACACACTTGATCGCGTTCAATGGGTCCGACCCCGGCATCTGGGTTCATAACAATGGTGGCACCATCACTCGCCTGACGGCGGGCGACGGCATTGTCACGGGCACCTGGAACGGTGTTGACCCCGTCAACCTGATTCAGTGCACCATTCACCAACACAGGCTTTGGGCCGTTCAGGAGGACACCACCATCGGTTGGTACCTGCCTCCGGACCAAATCTTTGGCGTTGCTGCACCCTTCGACTTCGGGCCACTCTTCAAGCATGGTGGTTACCTCACCGTCCTTGCCACTTGGACTGTCGACTCAGGAGACGGGTCGGACGACAAGCTTGTGGCCATCAGCTCCAACGGAGAGGCGGTGGTGTTCTCGGGCATCAACCCTTCCAGCGCAGATACCTGGACGCTAGTTGGGGTGTACTTCGTTGGCACACCTGTGCGGGGTCGCAGGTTCTACACCAACGTTGCCGGCGACCTGTTCTTGATCACCCTCACGGGGGTGGTCTCGATGGCTACCCTGATCACGTCCACACAAGTGAACGTGTCCGCCAACAACACTTACAGCAAGAAGATTCAATTCTTGCTGAGCGACCTCACGAGCACGTTGGGGGATTTGGACGGGTGGCAGATCGCCATGTTCCCGTCGATCAACCTGCTCTTCATCAACGTGCCGTCAGTGTTCTTTGGCGGCTCGGGTCAGATCGTTGCCAACCAGATCAACGCAGCCTGGTGTTTGTTCACCAATATGGACGCTCTTGTCTGGGAGCGAGTTGATGGCCAGCCGTACTTCGGTGCGCCTGACGGGACTGTGTATCGCGCCTGGGCAGGAGACACTGACAAGGTGCTGACGGACCTCACTGGCGGGACCAACATCCAGTCTCGCGTTCAGTCGGCCTACAGCTACTTTGGCAAGACTGCGCTTCAGAAGCAGATCGGCATGTACCGTCCGAACCTGTCGGTGGTGAGGCCGGTATCTCTCAGTCCTCAGTGGCTGTTCGACTTCAGGCAGATCGGAGACACGTTCCCCTCAGGAGCGCCTCCCACACCCGGAGGCTCAGCCATCTGGGGCATAGCCATCTGGGGCCTCGACTTGTGGTCCGGAGGCATGAAGGTCCAACGGGATTGGTACCAGGCTGTCGGCCTCGGTGTGGCGGCATCCCTCGACATCAGGTTCTCGACAGACTGCGAGACTCTCTGGATTTCCACGGACCTGTCCCTCAAGTCAGGACTGCTGCTATGATCTACGAGGATCAAGCCAAGCTTCGCGAGTACATGGAGAGTCGGCTGGACCGGCCCTTCACGAAGCATGCGCGCTTCCTCGGCAGCAAAGTGGGCGACGAGATCATTGGCGGCGTGGCCTACGATGACTGGACAGGACTGGCCTGCTCGGTTCACATTGCCGGCGAGCACCCTGGCTGGGCCGGGGCAGAGCTCATGTACTATGGGTGCTACTACCCATTTGTCGAGTGCAATTGCGAGACGTTGCTAGCTGAGGTGACAGACC